CAACAAGGCTATTTAACTGCTGATTTACTGCTGATTCTAAACGATTAACCGAGGAAATAACAAGCTAAATCTTCACTCCGCCTCGTGAGACCCGCAAGTGATCAGCACCTAACTGTCACAGAGCTCCGCCTACCTGCAACAAGATAGTGTAATAACTACGCTATGCACTGATAACAAAGGACTTGTAGGGGGTGTAGGCCCCCCCCGAAAGGGACTGCGGCTTTAGCTGGATATGGGGCATGTTAGGATACAGGCACCTCCCTTGGTTCCTAAGCACATTTTTTAGCCCTACACGCGGAAACCTCTTGCTAACACAGTCCACGCATGTTAGCATTGTTTCATGGGTACTTTGTATGTGAGAGGTGTTAGCGAGTCCACGCTTGTTGCACTTCGAATAGAAGCAGCTACGCGTGGGGTGACGCTAAAGGATTTGGTAATTGAGAAGCTGGGGATTCCGATAGCGGGTACTAGCAAACAGGAATCTGAAGCTGAGCCGATTACTGCACGACGGGAGCTTACTATCGAGGAGAGGCGGGTGATAGCTCAGGCGGAGTTGCGAAGGGTCGAGAAGGCGAAGGGATCGACTCCGGCTGTACCGGCGATGGAGGGGCCATTGAAGGGAGACGTAGAGGGAGTGAGAGGGATAGTGGCGAAGGCGCAGGCGCGGATTGATTCCAGGCAGAGGCCAGACAGGGATTTGGTAGCGTTTCGAGAGAAGTACGGGCGTGGGCCAGCGAGTGATGAAGAGCTTGATAGATTCAGGAAGAAGGGGTGGTAAATGGAGACAAGTAAGAATTTTCCGACGATCAAGGGCGACCTCATCACAGCGTTAGGAATTTCGGTTCAGGTTACAGAGCACTACGAACCGCTCAAGGCGGCCCTTGATGCCATGTCTGAGGATGCGGGGGTCTTGTCAGTCAAGAGTGACCGTGATGCCGAGCGCATGGCGGAATACCTCAAAGACATTAGGCGACTCAAGGAATCGCTCAATGCTTCATTCTCACAGGCGGAGAGTGAAATCGCCCATGCTAGGCAGAGGCTCGATTCCTTGCGTTTTGCGTTGCATGGCCCCATCAATAACACTCTTGCCGCCGCCCAGATGGAGGCCAATTCCTATGCCCAATGGAAGCAGGCCGCAGCCCGCGAGGAAGAGGCGAGAGTAGCCAATCTGGAGCGCGAGGCCAAGGAAAAGATTGAGCGTCAGAACGAGTTGTTTGCCCTGAAGGGTGAAATCTCCATTGCTCGCCAGGTTGCCGATAATGCCGAGCGATTCGGAAGACCGCAAACCGCCAAAGAAATCCGTGAGGCGTTGGCACACCTGAGCCGCTTGGAGACTTCGCCGGAATCGTTCAAAAATCCAGCCCAAGACGCCAAGGAAGTCAGGAGCGCACTGGCCGGAGCACTGCAACGCGAACAAGATCGCGGGAAAGGAGGCTAAATGACATTAAAACAATTGTGCCGTCTTCTGGTTCTGATTGGCTTAACATCTACAACCTTAACGGCACAGATTGAGGTGCGCCGGAAAGCGTAGCGTTCGGCGGCACCTTCGACAGTCTACGCGAATTATCTTGACATTGGGTATCCATGCTGACATAAAGTGTCGCTGTGACTGGAATTCGTACCGATCCTAGCGGAACTCGTCGGTTTTCGCGTGAATTCCGCGTTTCTGTGCTTGAATCACTCAATAAGGGACTCGATGAGGGCAAAGTTCGCGCCCAATTCGGCCTTACCGTCAGGGAAATCAAGCGAATCCTTGCGTGGAAGAAGAACATCGACCTCATCCCAAGCCGTCGAAAGGGCCACGAAGAGCGAATCGCCGCCATTGTCGAGAAAGACCGCACCATCCGTGAACGGCTCTACGAGAAGGCCGTTTCCGCAGTTTCCGACTCCCTGAACCCCATCGAAACACTCATCGAAAATAACCCGGTCCTCACTTCTGGGCCTGACGCAATGGAGTTGCTCCCCACCGTAGTGGGCCATGAGCGCAACCGTGGACAGAATGCCATCAAAGTCTTAGAGGGCTTGGGAGACTTCCGACGAGCCGGAGATGATGTTGTCAGAGAAGGCCCGCGCCAGCCCCTCTTTAACCTTCCTCCCGGCTCTCACGTTGCAGTAAGAATGGAAATCACCACAGGAGAACAAAATGCCAGTAGCGGAAGCTCCAAAAGTATCGTTGAAGCAGAGGCCGTGGACACTGAGGTATAAGTACGGCAACCACCCCGCCGAAACGGGAACCATTATGGCTTCATCCAAAGAAATTGCCGAACAGGTCGGACGCCTCTGGTGTCTGAAGCGCGGAGCGGGAAGTATGCAGGTCTGCCGATTTATCGCGGTAGAAGACCCAATCCTTGCAGACGAAAGCATCATCGATGCCTCCTAGATGGGACAGGTCGTGTAACGCTGAACCGCAAAGCGTGGACTGGGCCTCCGCGAAGCAAGAGGCGGCATTCAAGTACGGCCCCTCGCCCCTCTGCTGCTCCGGGGGGTTTGGAGCCGCCAAGACCTACGCCCTCTGCATGAAGGCTCTGTATCTCTCCGATCTCTACCCCAAAAACAGGGGAGTGATCGCCCGGAAGGTTGCCAAGGAACTCGGCCTAACTACCCAAAGCACGTTCTTTAAGATTTGTCCCCCCGCTGCCTACGACCCGCAGTTCGGCGGACGCAGGGCAGACTCGGAGAACTATCTGAGACTGGCACACTCTAACTCGGAAATCCTATGGCTTCACTTGGAAGACCAGGATATCGACAAGGTAATCCGAGGACTCGAAATCAACTGGTTCATCCTCGACCAAGCCGAGGAAATCTCCGAGGATATATTTGATACCCTGCTAACCCGTCTAGGACGGTGGGATAGGGCGGAGGTACCCGATAACGTCCTTGCCGAAGCTGGTGGGATTGAGAACTGGCAGTGGAAGAATCCTGTCACGGGGCGTCCCGTCCCCCCAACCTACGCGATGCTGGCCTGTAACCCTGACGCCGAGACGCACTGGATTTACAAGCGGTTCCATCCCGACAGCCAGGATTGGAAGGACTACTACTCGACAATCGGTTACAGGATGTTTTCCATGCCGTCGCATGAGAACAAGTTCCTTCCCAAGCAGAACCTGGAAGAGATGCGGCGGAAAGACGCTACATGGAGGCGACGGTTTCTGGATGCCGAGTGGGGTATCCCGGAGGGCCAAATCCATGACGTTAAGCCCGAAAGTATCATTCCTGGAACAAGAGCTATTGCAGATTATCTGCGAATCCGGTGTCGTTTGCATCGAACACTTGACCACGGCGATGCTTCTCCAACTTGCTGTCTCTGGTGGGCCGTTGACAAGGATGGAAACTGCTTTGCTTACCGGGAATACTATAAGCCCAATCTCCTCGTCTCCGAACATCGGAAAACCATCCGTGAACTGAGCGCGGACGAGAAGTACGTCCAGAACCTTGCCGATCCGTCGATGTTCTTTAAGACCATGCAGAAATACGGTGGCAGGTGGGCCTTTGCCGACGACTACGCCGATCGGAACCCCAAGCATGGATTCGACCCGGCAAATGCACTAGACTGGCAACCCGCCGACAACGACGAAATGGGCACAAGGAACCTCATCAACGAATATCTGCGTTTGCAGGGAACAGGCGAAATCCATCGGGGTACAGAGCCAACATTGGTCGGTAACATCTCAGTCGCTCCCGGCCAGGAAATCCCTCGCATCCATCCCATAACGGGAGAGTATGGCTACTGGCCCCGCCTGTTCTTTATTGCAAAGTCTGAGGATTGGCCGCACGGATGTTACGAGGCCATCAGGCAAAGCAGATCTCAGCGCCGGGTAAGAGTTGGCACCGACTTGGGGAAACCAATTTTCACCGATGACCGCGCCGATGGAATCCCGGACCACGCCTACGACCCGGTAAGATACTTCATTTCATCGCGGGCGGCAATTCCTGTACAAGGGATTCAGCGGTACAGCAAGAATAGCTTCTTCGGTAAACGCGATGAGTTGGCGAAATGGAAGCGCACTGGAGGCCCAGCGGCGCTAAGGGCACAGGCGGAACGAGAGGCAAGGCATGGCTCGTAAGAGTGAAGTGGACAAAGCGAAGCTCTGGAGCCAAAGGCTCGAAGCCGCAGAGAAGACGTACAAGAAGTGGGAGGAAAAGTACCGCTCCAAGCTACTCTGGGAATACTACCTTGGGCATCAGTGGAAGGAGGGGCAGGGAAACGACGCCAGCGGGAATCTCAAGTACACGATCAACATGGTCTTTCCAACCATCGAGACACAACTGCCGAGTCAACTCTTCTATCACCCCAAATTCCTCATTCGGCCCTCCCCGACCATGATGAAGACTCCGGGCTCAAACGCTGTCGAGCGTGCAAGCCTGCAAGAAGATACCCTTAACTCGTTCGTAAGGGATTCCCGACTGGCGTTCAAACAAGAGACGTTCCTTGCCCTCTTGGAGAGTTACTTCAGGTTTGGTGTAGTGGAAGTCGGATACTCCGGCGAGTGGATAGATAACCCGAACGCTGGAAAGCCGCTATTGAAAGAGAACTCCGAGGATGAGGTAAAGGACAGCGAGGGCAAGCAGGTGATCAGCCCTGAGCAGATTCTTTCAAGGGAAAGCATCTACTTCAAACGTATCCCGGCCTCACAGTTCCGAGTCTCAGCAAACTCTCACAATCAGCTCAACCGCTGCGACTGGGTAGCGTATTTCGAGTGGTACTACCCCGAAGACCTCAAACGAAACAAGCGGTACAAGAACACCACGAATGTTTCCACTACAGGCTGGGTGAATACGGATGCCTCACCCACCACATATGACGATGCCGACCAGGAAAAAGAGCATCGCAGCATGGTCAAGGTATGGAAAATCTACGACCTTCGAGCTAAGAAGAGAATCGACTATGGCGAGGGCAACGAGAAGCTGTTCTTGGAAGAACCGATGGAATTGTGGGAGGACGGAACTCCGGTGGTTCCGCTCGCAGTTCTCAAGAAGCATCCTCAACTGGACGAGTTTTATCCGCTTCCGGCGGTTTTTAACTGGATTTCACCGCAAGACGAACTAAACGAGACGCGGGAAATGCAGAAAGTCCACCGCAAGCGGTTTCTGCGGAAGTTTATGGCTGATCCTTCGGTTGCCGGAGAAGAACTGGCGAAGTGGGAACAGCCAATCGACGGGTTGCTCATCAGGGGCAAGGCTGACGGCATAACTCCCATTGCCGATGCTCCTCTCGACCCGACAGTGGTGAGAAATATCCCTCAGACGAAAGATGATTTTAGGGAGATTTCCGGGATTTCTGGGGAACAGCGTGGAATCGCGCAGTCTGAAACGGCGACTCAGGCGAATATCATCAATATCGAGTCTAAGATTCGTGAGACAAAAGCAAAAGACCAGATTTCCACATGGCTGGCTGAAATTGGCAAGCTCGCCCTATATTTCATCCGCAAGCGCATGGTGCTTCCCTTCTGGATAGCTCTAAATACAGATATGACGGCTGAGGGCGCGATGCTTCAGGCCATGAACGTAGTGGAAGGTTATCGCCAGATTCAGGCGGAAGACCTGGACGGCGTGGATACCGAAGTTACGGTGGACGTGGCGAGCCTTGCCCCTGTAAACGAGTCTCAGGAGCGGCAAGACTGGATTCAGGCGCTCCAGATCGTCACCGACCCCGTAAGAGCGCCGATGCTCTTGGCGAGCGATGTCCTCTTGCGGAAGACGATGGGACTGTTCAATATCCGCAACGAGAAGGAAATCCAGGAACTCAAATCCTTTGGCGTCCAGACATTGCAAATGCTGATGATGTCACAGGCCCAAGCTCAAGGCGGAGGCGCAAGCGGCGCTCAAGGCTCTCCCGGCCCCGGCCCCACACCCACGAATGAGGAAACTGCCGGACAGATTCAGCGGCAGTTGCCCGGAGGTTCCCAGTAATGGCACAGGAAATTCACAGTGGAACGCGAACCGCACCCACAGCCGGAACCGCCGTAAGACTCTCCAGCACAAGAAAAGATGCTCGCTGGGTTCAGGTTCAGGCCATGTCAACCAACACCGGAACCGTCACGGTAAGGGGCGTCGGAGAAGGTGGAGGTGTAGTGATGACGGCCTATGGCGGATTCCTGTTTCCCTCGATGGGAGACAATCCACACTACAATCTTAAAGAGATCGAGCTTGTGGCGTCGGTATCTGGCGAAGGGGTAAACCTATTATGGTACGCTGGCGAATAATTCTTCTGGCTATGATGGTGTTTGCTCCAGTGGCCAAAGCGCAGATTTCCTATCCACCCATCAACGCAGGGACAACTGTTCCTGGAACCTGTAATCCCGCTCTGGGGCCGGGCGAACTCAACCTGTTCTGGAATACGGCAAGTTATAGTTTATATTATTGTTCTGCGGTTAATACCTGGACTGTGATAGGCAGTACGCCAGGAAGCGGCATCACTACTCTCAACACGCTAACCGCAGACCCCCAAACGTTTACCACCGGGACCACTGGGACCGACTTCGGTATCTCTAGCGTTACCGCCACCCATACTTTTAATCTGCCCGTGGCGAGTGGAACCAACACGGGAAAACTATCCAGCACCGACTGGTCAACATTCAACAACAAGGCCGCCACGGGAACCTGTACCAACCAGGCTGTCACGGGTATCTCTAGCAGTGCTGT